TTAGAAAAGAAATCATGACAAGACCAGCCAGCATTCTAGGACAAAATGCCAAGATGCAACACAGTGAAACTGGAACCGAAGCAATCTTTGATATTGGTTTGCCGGCTCTTAAAGGTCTTGCTGTAAACGAAAAGACTGGACAGTTTGTTGTGGTAGACACTTGCCCAGGTGCTGGTGCTTGTAAGACTTACTGCTATGCTATGAAGGGCAGCTATGTAATGTTCAAAGCAGTAAGCATGGGTCTAGCTCGTATGCTTAACTTCTTGCTCAACGACCCTGAAGGATTTAAAAACAAGCTAAATGCAGAAATTGCTGCCGCAAGATCTAAAATGGCCAAGAAGGGTGCTCGTGTTGTAGTGCGTTGGCATGATGCTGGAGACTTCTTTAGTCCTGAATATCTTGACATGGCCTATGGTGTTGCTCGTGACAATCCTGATGTGGGCTTTTATGCTTATACCAAGATTGCAGATGTAGCCACTGGCGATCGTCCCAAGAACTTCAACATGAACTTTAGCCAAGGCGCACTTAGTGGACAAGAAAAGAAAGTTGACTTCAAACGAGTCAAGCACAGCAAGGTAGTGCCCAAGGACATGTTCTTTGATCTAGTGGCGCGAAAAGGATTAAATCTAATCAAGGATGCCAAGGGCCGTATGCAATTTGCCAGCCCAGAGAATCTTGAGGACTTTAAAACACGCATGGCCAAACACTATGCCATTGACAAAGACAGTATTCTTACATATGATCAGATGATGGACACTCCGGTTGGTGATGCACCAAAGTGGAATGTGATTGTCATGCCTGGAGACGGTGATAATTCAGCTAACCGCAATGATGTGATTGGCAGTTACCTGTTGTTTCACTGATGAGATTGCGTGATATACTCAGCGAAGTACCCATGGCTGATTATCAGCCATTGGGTGACTTTGACAAGCCAGGTCCTTTTAGAGGTCCGGATAAAAAGCTAGTTCCGCATCCACGCAATCGTATCAAGGCCGAACGATTCTTTGAACAAACACCTTATGATTTTCGCTTGTTCTTTAGCAACATATCAGGCACAGGTCGTTACAGCGAGTACGGGCCTATGGATCCTGAGACTGTAAAAATCATATTTGGTGACGATGGGGAAGAAATTGTTCGAGGACACGAAGATGCCATCACCATTGTGTTTGTTGGCAACAAAGGCGATGCCAAGCGTATGCTTACACCCTGGTTAATGGCACACAGATTTGGTCACGCTATCACTGCTGGCAGCAGAGGAAAACGCGATGCAGGTGGTGCTTGGCAAGAAGCTGAACGACATTTCTTTAGCAACGTCAATCAGATACTAGGGGACTTTTATGGCCGGACTGGCAACCCAGGCGGGCAATTAAAGTTTGAACTTAGCAAAGAGTATAATGCTCTATTCAATGCCATTGGTACTCAGCGTAGCAGTCGCGAAGGCGACATACGCAGACCATATGAATTCCTCTATGAGATTTTTGCACAGTACCTAGGAACAGGACAGATTACTCTCAACCCGTTGCCTGTCAGCATTGGCTATGGTCAACAAGCCTGGGGGAAGCCTACTAGAGTTATGTCTGTACGATCAGCAGAACTGCGTGATGAAAATCAAAGACGCCACACAACAGAATTGCTAGCAAGAGACATGGAAATCATGTTCAATGATGTGCTCAGTGATGCCGTTGGTAAAATTTATATAATGTGAGGCAACATGACAAGAACTCCAGGTGAATATGTTTATCATGCAGGTTACTTGCCGCGTGGTTTAGAAAGCGTAAAAAGCAAAGGACTAATTCCCAGCCAAGACGGTTATTCGGGTCCCGGCGTTTACTTTGCCTACGAACCCGACGAGGGTTTTTATCATGTTGATGCCGCTGACGCAACCATGTTTCGTGTGCGCTGGAGTGATCTAGTAAACAGATTTGGAGTTTATCCACAAAAACCCGACGGCATTCAAAGAGACGACAATGAAATTATTGTACCTGGTGCAGTACCAGCCAGCATGTTGGAAGTTGAATACTTCCCAGGCGAATGGTGGGACATTGCTAGTGCAGTTGCCGCCGATCGCGGACCACCAATGAACGAAGCCTTGTTGGTCACGGATGTGCCCAGAGAAGAATGGCTTGAAGATAAGATTGCTTATGCTAAAAAGCGCGGGCGCGATAGCTTTGGTGTACCTTACATGGGCAGCACCACTGGTTATGTGCGTCAACCTTCTCATGTGGTGCTGCCAGTAAGTACTCTGGCTCGTATTCCGGGTGCTCGCGGCGAACAAAGAAACATAAGGCAAGACGATCTTAAAGCCATCATGCAGATAATGAAGGACACTGGTAAGCTGCCATTGACCAGCAGCGGCAAAGAGTATGTTCCTTTTATATGTGTTGCATGGAATGGCGAACCCTGGGTCATGGAAGGCAATCATAGAATCATGGCTGCTGAACGCTTGGGCTGGGAAACATTACCTGTTGAACTAAAATATTTTGATGGTGGCGAGCGAGTTAAATCCGGACTGTTGTATCCAGGTAAAATTGGATTGACTGCTCCTGCTCCGGGTACCTCAGTTACCATGAATGAAGAAACCATAAAGCTAGGCAAAACTGATACAAGCAGAGCCCGAGAGTTTATTGATGCAGTATACACACGCTATCCTCATACTTTTCAAAACAATCATGTCATGAGTTGGGGTTCGGGTGAAGAACAAGAAATTTCCATGTTTGAACTTGTCCCTAGCTTTGGTAAACCCAATGCTGTGGAAATTAAGTGGATACAGGCATATCCACTGAGAAAAGGTGTAGGCAGTCGTGCAATGAAAGAACTACAAGGCATGGCGCAAGAACACGGTGTGTCGTTGACGTTGTTCCCTTGGGACAAAGGTCGTGTTAGTCAAGCCAAGCTAATGAAGTTTTATCGCAGTCATGGTTTTCAGCCCACAGTAAAAGGTGCTAAAAATATGATATGGCACCCTGAAGTAGCAGAAGCCAGTCTTGCAACCATGCGTGACTATTTTGCAGGAAATGACAAAGCTCAAGATCCTACCAAGCTGTCCGTAATGCGTAAGTATTTTGATCAGGTTGACGGTGTATCAAATATAAATCGCTCTCCGGGAAAGACAGGAAAAATTCCTGCAGGCATTCCACCCGAAATTCAAGCCTTGGTCAACAAGATGTACCATTCTGGAAAGATTTCTCCTCAAGAATATGAAATTCTAAGAAGGTTCCAGCAACAAACAAAAATTAATGTAATGGGCATTAAAGAAGCCGAAACAGGTACTGCTTATGCTCGAGATATTTCAAAAGAATTCCGCAAGCTGGGATATTCAAAAATAGGCAGCGGTGCTGACAGTACAATCTGGGCCAAAGACGCCAGCCATGTAATCAAGATTCTCATGCCCGAAGATGCAGGCAGTCGTGCTGTAGAAGTCTTTAAAAAGTTCTACGAATTCTGTCAAGCCAGACCAGACATACCTTGTTTGCCAGTGTTTAATGAATACAACACCATTGATGTCCTAGACAAAGAATATATTCAAATTGACATGGAGCGTTTGTATCCTGTCAAGAAAAACACCTTTGAAGAAGCCATGATTTGGTATCTTAGTGACTATGTGGCCAACGGTGCCGTCTGGGAACAAGTAAAACAAGAACTGTCTGATCCACATCCATGGATTAATTCGCACTGGCCATCAAAGGCCAACAAGCTGGCTCAAACAGTTCAGGAATTATCAAGTCAAGATGAATCAGCTTGGAATCTTTTGTATTCGGTTATGGCCATGCTGTACAAAACTGGTCGTATCAACAAACTTGGTTGGGATTTGCACACAGAAAATGTCATGCGCCGCAGTAACGGTCAACTGGTAATCATTGACCCTTGGTTTGCTGATGCTTCGCTTATTAGCGAAAGCGTTGATGTTGTAGACGAAAACTTTGCTGACGGTCGTAAACCTGGGCGCAAAGGACTTGCCAAGCGCATGGGTGTAGATTGCAGTAAAAGTGTAACAGCATTGCGTAAATTGGCCGCTGCTAGTTCAGGGGAAAAACAACGCATGGCGCATTGGTGTGCCAATATGAAAGCTGGTAAAAATGAAAGCGTCAATGAAGGTTTAGAAAATGTCAATCAAATGAACTATCTAGTTGACTTACCAGTGATTGGCAACAAACTTGCAAAAGTTGTTAATACTGCTGACAATAGAATTACTGTGGTTGTCAATATCAATGGTGTTAACATGCCGTTTTATATCAGTACAGGTGAGGGCGGTAAGGCATCAGTTCCAGCTGGTAAATGGTATCCTTTTTTTGGCACTGGACCCAGTGGTTGGCTAAACAAAGGCAGTGAAAAAACCATTAATGCATTTTATGGCAGCGGTATTTTAAAGTCTTTTGCAAACCTGCTTAATTTAAAATTAGGTGACCTAAGAAGCAACGAAAAAGACATTCCTTATATTGTGAAGTCTGCAAGAGATATTATCAATAAAGACATGCTTGACCCCCAAAATCATTTTGGTGCCGAAGACCTTGGAGAAATAAAGAAATTTAAAAATCGCATCAATTCTATATTAAAAAGACTTGGTGATGACCCGTTCTATGCTGTAGATGAATCACTAGATTTAGCCGAAGGCGGATGGGCAAGTACCGCCACACAGAATACCAAGATTACACCCGCAATCATTGATGAAGCTGTGGGCATACTAAAAGAATTTGAAACCGAATTTAATCAGTGGCAAGCACAAAAAGGCCTTGATGTTGAAATCAAAATGGGTCGTCCTGTGGGGTCTGGAACTTATTACAAACGCGACCTTGCACAGGATCCTGAACGAGAATACGGAGATGTAGATGTCATGTGCTACATTCACGGCCGAGAAGGAACAGGTGCTGCCCGCCGTACTGCTGAATATGCCGCAGCCGTAGAAGAATTTACACAAGGCCATTCAAAATACAGCACCAGCAACGGTACCAATGTTATCATGGATACTTCGGCTGGGCCTGTACAAGTTGACCTAATCTACACCTATCATGAACATGCTAACTGGGCACGAATGCTGGCACCTGAATATCGTGTCAAGGGTGTTATCAATACCAGCTTGGTCAGCAGTCTGGCCGAAGTACTAAATCTCAGCATCGGCGTACAAGGTGTACAAGTAAAGACTCGTGCAGGTCGTCCAGTTAGTTTCCGTCAAAGCAAAGACACGGAACTTGCCACTGTAAGCTTAGATCCAGAAAATTGGGGTGCAGATATCTATGCTTACTACTATGAACTAGCAAATGGAACTAAACCCAAAATTCCAGCCAACTTATCCAAGCATGGCGGACTCAAAGACGAACAGCGCATCAGCGACATTGTATTAACTATCAAGGCCCTGGCCACAGACATGGAACAAGCCAAATTACTTGGCGCAGGTGCGCTAGATCATATAGCCAATAAACAAGACATGATGCAACAAATAGCTCGTGTGCTGGACGCAAAGTTTGAAAAAGTAATCAATTCCAGCAAATTTGACAAGGCTGCAACACCTGCTGCCGTTGAAAAGGCCAATAAAACCAAGCTTATGCTTGCCAAATACCGCAATGAAATAACAAAATTGCTGTTAAATTAGGCGTCCGCTAAAAACTAATAACACTAAATATATCACTACTTGACGAATAGATTCGTCTGGAAAATATTAAAGGAAACTAAAATGGAATTTCTAGTAGTATTAGCGGTAGGTGCCGTAGTTGTTTGGTGGTTTTTGGTTAGAAAAGAAAACAAGCCAACTGACGAATCAGCTGCCCCATACAAGGTAGAAACACCTGAATCAGCTGAAAAGACAGAAACAGTAGCTCACAGCGTTGCTGGTCTAGTAGTACTAGATACTGTACCTGCTGCTGCTCCTGCACCTGCTGAAGAGGCTGCTCCAAAGAAAAAGCCAGCTGCTAAAAAGGCTGCGGCTCCCCGTAAGAAGAAGGCAGCACAGTAATAATGTTATTGCGTGAAATTACATCAACTCTGCGAGTTATTAAAGAAGGTGGTAATGTCTTTAAAAACAAAGACGGTGAGATTCTCACGCAACGCATTAATCAAGCAGATGTAGAGCCCACAGTTCGTTGGTTGGAAAAAATTACCAGCTACGAACATGTACCGCACATGCTAGGCACCACTGGTAAAAAAGCCACCAGTGGTGACCTAGACATTGGTATGCCACCAGGCATTAGCAAGGATGAACTGATTGCTAAACTCACTGCCTGGTGCGGTAAAAATAACATGGATGCCAAAGATTGTATCAAGAAAAGCGGCGTCAGTGTGCATTTTAAAACTCCCATTGGCGGAGCACCAGACCGTGGTTATGTGCAAACAGATTTTATGTTTTTACCAAACCTAGAGTTTGCAAAGTTTAGCATGGCTGCTGACCCCAACAGCAAACACAAAGATGCCAGCAAGCATGTGGTGTTAAGTTCAGTGGCCAAACATGCAGGCTATAAGTGGAGCCCTACCAATGGCCTACTTAATAGAGAAACAAATGAGTTAATCAGCGATCAACCAGATGAAATTGCTCACATGTTGTTTGGCGAAGAACATGATCGTGCTGCGTTAACCAGTGTTGAATCTGCGCTATCTGCACTTGAAAATAATCCGGATGTGGATCAAATTCTAGCCGATGCCAGAGAAACATTGAGCAAGCAAGGAATTACTATCTAATGATACTGCGAGATATTTTAGTTGTTGAAAAGAACTTAACTCCTGCCGAGCTTGTCAAGCACGGTGGAAAATATCTACGCACTCTCATTGATCTAGTAGATGCTGATAAACCCTTGCCTATTGATCCTGAGTATCGTGGTCGTTTCACAGAACCATATGCGGTAATTAACAAGGATCAAATTCCATTACTACAGGCTGCGTTAGACAACCCCGACATCAAGTCAGCATTGCCTAAAAAAGTACGCATGACCATTGGTGACGAAGAGCAGGAACAGCCTCTAAGCCTACTATTCAAAGGCACTGAGTTTACCAGCTTAGAGCAGAAAAAAGACTACAATGCCGGACACTTAGCGGAACTGTTTATGGGTCTGTGTGTTGCTGCCAAATTTTTTGCTGTGGGTGGAAAAATAACCGCAGATCAAATCATGGACATGATTGGGCATGTTAATTCTGAAATTGACGGCAAGAACTATGTTTTTACCGTTAGCTCATCTATTCAGTACCCAGACCGCGGAGTAAAAACTGACTCATTAAATTTCCTTGCCCGTGTTCCTGCTCGTAGTGCTGAAGCATTTTTAAAGCAGGCTGCTGCTAGAAAATTTGATCCTGATCTACAGGCTGTACTATCTAGTACTGTAAAATATGTTAACGACTCAGGCAGCGTGAAACAAAGCACTGAACGAGTTCGCAACGATAAAAATAACAATCACATTGATGTAGTCAGTGATGGTACTAGTGATGCCAAGGGCACCAAGGCCGATCTAACACTTAAAGTTGATGGTACAAAGGTTAACCTATTAAGCTTAAAAACCTACAGCAGTGATACACTGGGTCAGGCATCCGGGTTGAGTTTTGAAAACCTAAGCAAGTGGTTTAAAACCAATTTTGATCTCAATATCAATGCACACAAAGATCAATTTGATCCGGCGCAAGGCGAAGAAACTGTCTATAACAATTTGTTAAAGTTTTATGACGATGTGGTTTTTCCTTATGTAGAAGAGCACATCGAAAACCAAAAGCCTGGTGCAGAAGCTGCCATTGTTAAACAGCTGGCTCGTGCTGCCAATATCTATGCTCGAGGTGACACCTTGGAAGATGTTGAAGTAGTTAAACTAGATGACAAAATTAGTTCAGGCAGTTATAAGATTCTCAGATTCAGTGATAACTTGCAAGATGCCATGAAACATCTAGATCTAGATGTAAAATACATTAACAAAGGCAACAGTCGCACCATTCAAATATGGACTGTGCCTGCCGAAGGCGAACAAGTTGCCAAAGGCAGCAATAAGCTTTGCCAATTCCGTACTACCAAGATGGGCGGATATGCTCGCAATTACTTTGAGTCAGGACCTATGCTTGAGGCCTTGACTGCGGTCAACACTCCTGTTGACACAGAAACTACACCAGCTGGTGTGTCCAAGACTGTTACTTCCAAGACTAGACAATTAAAGTAATAGTTATAGGTTAAAGCACCTTTTTAATTTTTCATACTTTCCTTTTAAATAAAGTTATACTATAGTGGTATGAACCCACTATAAACTTAGGGTTAGTCTGTATGAAAATTAAAAATTGTCTTGTTGTTACTGCGGCAATGTGCGCTATCAGTTCCGTTGCTGCTGCCGAACTTCAACATAACTTCAACAGTCCTTCATTCTCGGGCATTGGCTGGAGCAGCCATGTGCTGACACTAAAACAATTAGAAGATCAGCAAAAAGATAAAAACAAGGCCGCAGCAGATGCAATTAAACTGGCTGCGGAAAGAGCAGCCGCTAATACTCCGCAGGCTAGATTCCAAGCCAGTATGGAAACAAGAATCTACAGTGAATTAGCCAAGCGCATCACTGACAGCTTGTTTGGTTCATCAACTGGTTCACCAATGTGTACTCCTCTAAGTGCAGGCGGACCATGTGGCGACATTGATCTTGGTGGACAAAATATTACTTGGCGTATCGACGGTAACAACATTGTTGTGCGAATTTCAGAAATTGCCAATCCAAACAATTACACAGAGTTGGTAATGCCTTATGCGGCATTTAAGATTTAAGGATTTTAAAATACTATGAATACAAAATTAATTTCAGCCGCAGCACTAACAGTATTGCTTTCAGGATGCGCCACAGGTGAATTTATACGCGAGCGCATCAGTGGTGATCAATACGAAGAACCGGTCGTTGACCAAGGTGCTTATCTAAGGCGCCAGTCTGAAAAATTAAAGGCGCCTGCGGGTGGCCCAATTCCTGTTGCAGTCTACGGATTTATGGATAAAACTGGACAGCGTAAAAGCTTGCCCAATGTGGCCAGTTTGAGTAGCGCAGTAACACAAGGTGCAGAAAGCTATTTGATCAAGGCTCTACAAGATGCTGGTGAAGCTCGTTGGTTTACAGTATTGGAACGAGTTGGCCTAGACAATCTTATCAAAGAGCGTCAGATGATTCGTCAAGCCAGAGAACTTTATCAAGGTAAAGATGCTAGACCACTGCCACCAATGGTGTTTGCAGGTATCATCATAGAAGGCGGCATCATTGGCTATGACACAAACCAACTAACAGGTGGTTCAGGCGTAAGAATTTTTGGCATTGGAGCACAAACACAATATCAAAGCGATACTGTTACAGTTAATTTGCGTACAGTAAGTGTGGCCACTGGTGAAGTATTGACCAGCGTTACCATTACCAAAACAGTATTAAGCTATTTGGACAAAGCAGGTGTGTTAAAATTCGTTGACAGTGGCACAATGGCAGTGGAAGCAGAAACCGGTGTTGGCATCAACGAAAGCATTAACAAGGCAATAAACATGGCAGTTCAGGCAGCAGTTGTGCAAACTATTCACGAAGGCGCCCGCAAAGGACATTGGTCTTTTAAAGAACAAAGTTCAGCTCTGCCAGCACCGGAGGTAAAGAAAGATGAGTTGGTTCCGCCACAAGCCAATACGCCACCCCAGGTACCAGCAGCTGGTACAGGAACAAAGGTGGAATGAAAAAGATTCTAAGAATCTAGTAAAGGAAGAAGAAAAATACTTAGATAGTAATTTAAAAAAGTCCAAGAGTAGTAGGACTTATAAATCCGGATAAGAAATCCGGTACAGCGGGCAAGGCGCCCAGGAGAGTAGGCAAGAGAACATAATAATCTGCCTATTGGAAAAATGGTATCTTATAAGAAATTAACACTTGCAATGATGCTAGGGCTAGGCACACTTGTACCACAGGTTGCTTTTGCTCAAGCAGCAACTGGACCAAACAAGGTTTATATTGAGCAAGTTGGTAACTCTAATACCGTAACACTACAACAAGTGGGAGGTAGTAACAACATTGGTGGTGTTGCAACTACTGCGGCAAAGTCTGTTGCGGCAACCGGTGTCACAACATTCTTTCCAACCGCACCAAGCAGTTCGAACTATGCTACAATCACTGGCAGCTCAAATACCGTTGCAGTGACACAGACTGGTAATAGCAACAGTACTCGTTACGACATCCAAGGAAACGATAACGCATACTCAAGCACAGTTACTGGTCACAGTAACCTTACCAACTTGGTAATTGGTGACGCTAACAATGCTGCAAATTTACGCAATACTGTTACTGAAACAATCACTGGTGATTCAAATTTAATTCTACAACAAATTGTTGGCAGTGATATTACCAGCACCATAAGCATCACAGGTGACAGTAACCAAATCACCAAAGAGCTTAAGAGCTCAAATGGTAGCAGTACTATTAGTATCAGCGGCGGCAGCAATATTTTTAATGTGCAACAAACTGACGCTGCTGGAGCCAATGGACATGTACTAATAGCATCTGTCACTGGCAACACCAACAGCATTACTACACAGCAACAAGGCACCAACGACACCACAGTAAATATTCAAACAACTGGTAGCAACAACACTATTACTGTAAGAACCAGCAGTAGTGCTATTGTTAATCCAGTAACTGCTATTTCGAGATAAAAATGTGGAAGTCACCATTGATATTGGTGCTATCACTTCAGCTGAGTACCGCCTTTGCTCAATCCATTGGGGTTGTTAGCGAAAACAAAGGTACTCAGTGTGAAGTGCAACGTGGCCGAGCAGTTTCATCTGGTGTCAAAGGAACCAGTATTGAAAGCATGGATACCTACAGAACGCAGGCCTGTGCTAGTTCTATAACATTTAAAGATGACACCAAGGTAAAGATAACTGAAAATTCCAAATTGGTAATTGATGATTTTGTGTTTGATCCTCGCAGATCTGACGCTGGTAAGTTGGCCATGAAGGTCAGCATGGGTACTGTGCGCTATGCCAGTGGTCAAATAGCCAAGAACAATCCACAACAGGTTGCAGTCAATACTCCTACAGCAAACATTGCTGTGCGTGGCACAGACTTTTCAATGACCGTAGATGAAACAGGACAAAGTCTTGTGGTATTGCTTCCAAGTTGCAAAGATGAAAGCGAGCAAAAGAAATACGAGCTAGAAGAAAATCGTTGCAGAGTAGGACGAATTGAGGTTACCAATGCGGCTGGTACTGTAGTACTTGACAAAGCATTTGAATCCACTTATATTATTGCATTTGATACTAAACCAACACCCCCGGTAATCATTAATACCGTTGAGTCAAAAATTAACAATTTGCTGATTATTTCTAGACCACCCGAGGTTGCACAGGCAGTAAAGCAGCATACCCGCACTCGTCGTGAAGAACTAGAAGCAGAAATAGAAGCCGAAGCGCAGAGAAGAATAAGTCAGCGCATTCAAGAAACCAACGAAGACATAGAAAGAGCTAGACTATTAATGCTACAACAGGCAGCAAGTAATACCGGATGTAACGCCAGTACTCATGTTTGTGTTGTATGGAATAATCCTGAAGCAGCAGATATTCAAAGTCGCGGACGCGGCATTGCTTTTCGCTCCAATGAAGATCACTATGCTGAAGTCAAAACACAAGGCTACAGCAGTAATACCACAGTTACTATTGTACACAACGATCAAAGTGCCACTGAAGTAATTGGCACAGGTGGTGCTGGTGGTAATACTGTTTTTATTAAACAAAACGGCGGAGTACTACGACGATGACAAATATGAACTTATTTCAACTAATGTACCAACAATGGATCCAAGAAAACGAGTATTATGTGTCCAGGTGGAAAGATTTCATTGAGCTAGCTGTAAGAGAAACTAACTTACCAGGTTCTGAGATTCTCAATGAACTTGAACAAACAACATGGTTTAAAAGAACATATGATTAAAAGTCTATTACATTCAGCTAGGCCAAAATTTTGGGCGTGGCTAATTGTTGCGCTGTTTTTGTCTGCGATGTCTAAATGTGCGTTGGCACAAACAACTTTCGTAGACTTGCAATTTGGCCGTTATCAAATTGCCGACAGCCAATGGAATGTCAGTGCCTGTACTGGAACAACAACCTGTCAAATTTATGCTACAAATCCAGGTACCATGTATAAAATTCCCTGGACCACTGGACAATGGTCTTGGCAAACAGGACAATATGTAAAGTTTGAAGCCAGTGGTAATGCCAATTTTCCATGGACTGCAAAAGTTTATAACAGCAACGGTACAGTAGCAGGCGTCATTGGTACTGGTAAGGTTATCAACATGGGAACAGATGCCAATGGTAAGTCATTTTTCTTTTTCATGGGCAGCGATAACGACACTGGCCAACTGTTCAGTACCAACACTGGCCTAACAGGTACAGGCGGTTACACCTGGACTGGTACCCGAAATCCAACTACCACACAGCTAAACACATTTGCGTCAACGGGTTCTACTACTCCATTGGCGTCTGGACAAACCTACACCAGCGCACCAACACCTACCCCTACACCAATTTATAACAATAATGTCACAGCTGGCGCAGCAATCTACATTACCAACCACTATCCTACCAGTAACAACAGCCCAGCAGGCGAAGGTGCGGCAAATGCATTTGACAACAATCCCAACACCAAGTACTTGAACTTTGACAAGTATAATGCTGGTGTTACTGTAAAACTAAACTCTGGCCGTGCTGTTACTGCATTTAAATTGACCACAGCCAATGATTTTCCAGGCCGAGATCCTACCAGTTATAAACTTTATGGCAGCAATGACGGTGTAAACTGGACGCTGATCCAGCAAGGTAGTTTAAGTCTTAGCAACACTAGATTTTGGACCAGCCCTGAAATTCCAGTGACCAATGCCACTGCTTATGCTTATTATTATATTTTCTTTCCAACAACCAAAGCCGGCGACGGATGCGGTCTAGATTGTAACAGTATGCAGATTGCAGAAATCACCTACATATATGATTCCAGTAGTACAACAACATCAACTGCATCCGGATCAACTGTGTCCAATCCTGGAAGTCTTTGCTGTGGCGGAAGCTCTGCGCCATTTAGTGCTGACGCCACTAACACAGCCAAGGTCAATGCCTTTTTGGGTCGCACTACCAATGACAGCAAGGTGCGAATTGAGCAGATAGGCAACTATAATACCATTACCGTTCAGCAAACTGGTACTCGACAAAATTATACCGAGTATTATGGAAATGGGTCTGGCAATACAGTTAACGTTACCCAATCTGGCACAGCCAACACACAAGTCAATTACACAGATCTTAGAGTACTGGGCAGTAATAATACTGTAAACATAACTCAACAAAGCACTGGTGGTGGCAAAGGAGTGTTTGCCACAGTCAATGATAACAATAACTCTTTGACTATTCAGCAACGAGATTCTGGCAGTCACTATGCCGAAGTAACACTCAGCGGTGGAAACAAAAGTGTGGACATTACTCAGCAAGGTAGTGCCAGTCATATGGCCAAAATCAACCTAAGTGGATTGCCACAAGAACTCATTCTCACTCAAAGTGGCAGTACTCAACAGTTTTACTCCATTACCAGTAACTGTGCCACAGCAGGTGGATGTGCTAGGATCACAGTGAACCAAGGACAGTGATCCAGGATTTGACTTCGCTAAGTACTTCCGTTACAATGTTCTAGCGAGGTAAAATTCACATGAAAAAGTACTTAAAAATGATACCCAGTGTATGGAGTGTGACCTGGGTGGCTGTTACTGCCGCTTTGTTAATCTGGCTCAAGATATCAAATCCGGCAGCAGTACAAAGTCTACAGCTCAAGGGCTTTGATACTTTGTTAAGCAGTGAAACAGTCACTGCCAGTGATGAAGTTGTGGTCATTAACATCGGCGAGCCCAGCATGGCACGACTTGGTCAATGGCCCTGGGACCGCAGAGAAATAGCACAGGCCATCAAGCGCATACAAGAACTTGGTGCAGGCGCCATTGTTGTTCCTATCCTCATGACAGAAAAGGACAGGTTAGGCGGTGATGCTGAATTGGCACAGGCGCTGAATCGAGCTCCTAGTGTTATTGCACAAACACCTACCACACAAAACAAAAAGCCCGACGCTGTTCGTCGTGGCGTTGCTGTCATGGGCGGCGATCCTTATATTTGGTTGTTTAACTGGCCCGGCGCACTGAGTCCAAGACCTGAGCTGGCGCAGAGTGCCCGAGGTGTTGGTACCACTGTTGCGGCACCCGAAGTAGACGGTGTTGTTCGTCGTATGCCATTGGTAGTCACAGTAAACAAAGAATACTATCCAAGTTTGCCGCTTGAAGCACTTCGTGTGTACACCGGCGAGCAAAGCTATCAAATGAAAATGACCGAAGCTGGTGTAGAAAAAGTACGCATTGCTGGTCAACCTATTGTAGACACTGATGCCAATGGCCGTGTATGGCTACGCTGGAACAAGGAATTTGCCAGCTACGAGCTGGGAGATCTTAGTCGCAGAGACCTTGACCTCAAAGGCAAAATTGTAGTGCTGGGGTTGGCAGTAGAAGGACTTGGCGGTATCATTGCCACACCTCGTGGCGAAACATGGGCACATAATTTACAAGCACAAGCTATTCAAACACTGATCGACGGCGAAAGTCCTGTGCGTTTGGCCTGGGCTAACTTGGTTGAGCTTTTGGTCATTGTGCTGATTGCAGCCATTGTTATTTTTGCCATGCCTAGAGTACCAATTTGGGCAGCAGCTTTGGTTCTTGCAGGCCTAGTGTTTGGAACAGTACAAGGTGGTATGTACCTATGGACGACCTACAGTCAGCTATGGGATATGTACTATGTTGTATTTGCCGCAGTTGTGCTGTATGGACACGCACTATTTGCAAGATTTGTTGTGGAGTTCAAACAAAAACAACAGATCAAAAAGCAGTTTGGCACTTACCTAAGTCCGGCCTTGGTTGCCAAATTACAAAAGAATCCAGAACTACTACAACTAGGCGGCGATGAACGCGAACTATCTATTATGTTCACTGATGTACGAGGCTTTACCACAATCTCTGAACACTATGGCAAAGATGTACAAGGCTTAACCAAGATCATGAACCGTTACATGACTGCAATGACTCGCAAAATCATTGACAACAACGGCACGCTAGACAAGTACATTGGTGATGCACAAATGGCATTTTGGAACGCACCTGTGGACGAACCCAGGCATGCACACCAGGCTGTTAAGACAGCACTGGAAATGATGGGAAGTTTAGATGCATTTAATGCAGAAATTGCGGCAGAAGGCGTACCACCTTTTGGTATGGGTCTTGGCATTAATACTGCCTCCGTTGTTGTGGGTAACATGGGCAGCGATCAGCGTTTTGATTACACTTGTCTTGGCGACGGTGTTAATTTGGCGTCAAGACTCGAGGGCCAGTCTAAGCCGTATGGTGTCAAGATTATTCTAGGACAGCGTACAGCAGAGCTTGTGCGAGACGAATATCCAGTGGTTGAGCTAGACTGCATTGCTGTAAAAGGTAAGACACAGGGTGTAAAAATCTATACCTTGGGCAAGACTAACCCCACACAGCACGATATATATTTGACAGCTTATTATCGTGGAGATTGGACTCGCGCTATTAAATCATGTGAGAAACTTATCAAAGAAGATAACGAATTGCGCCAATATTATGAAAATATGCTGGAGCGCATGAATGAAGGGCTACCACCAAATTGGGACGGTACCTATAGAGCCACAAGCAAATGAGAAAATAAATGTCACAGTTTGATGAATTAGAAATAAAAATTAATCAAGTAGTTGAAGAAATTCTAGACATTAAAATTGTCAATATTCATACTGGTTTCAGTGACATGGATATTGACAGCCTTAGTGCTGTTGAATTAATAATGGCCTGGGAAGATAAGTTTGGCATTGAAATCACCGATGACGAAGCCGACGCAATTAAAAATATGGAAATGGCTTACAAAATTCTAAAACCAAAAATTCTAAATTAAAATGGGAGCAAAGAATTTACTCAGGATGGATCCTTACAGCGATGCTGTGGCCAATCCTGAGTATTTTTATCCACTGGCATTACGCATGGAAGTCAGTGAAAAACAAAAATTTATTCAATACGTAAATCAAACCTTTCAAAAACAAACAGCGCAGGGACAAGAACTAGTAAGTCCTGCTGCCGATGTAAAAAAATTCTTTCCTCTCACACATCAAAATACCAATGAATTTTTAAAGCCATTGGGCATTGAGTGTCGCAATTTTACTTTATTTGTCAGCGGCGCCAATGGCGAAAATCTAAACCCTCATGTGGATGGCACTCGTTTGCCTTCGGGTGAAAGTGTCATGCTGGAAGCTCGCCTAAGCTACTATGAGTTGGCATCAAGCCCGGGCGTTATTCGTTGGTGGAATGTGCCTGTTGATGATCTGGTAGCATACGAACGAGAAAGCCATGGAGTTTATCACAACCACTGGAATGTGCCTTGGTATCAAGATCTAGTGGAAGGGCGTAAAACTTGGGCAGACTGTCCAGATTTTGACTTTGAAACTGCCAGTAATGTGTCCAGTGCGCTATTGAGAACAAATAGACCACATCTGGTGCTACAAGGACCTGGGCGTCGAATTACAGTGAGTGCTCAACTGGTGTGGTCACACACAAAAAGTCCTCAGGGTGTTTGGCAACACATTGTGGACAATTTCCGCTTATTGGGTTCTCAGTTTGGCTAGTCCTAATAGGCACAACAGTCGTATATACAACCAGCCAATATCAAACTCAAACCAGCGACGACTTAGTCTAGGGTTAGCAGGATCCAAATGATGGTTATTATGCAGGCATTCGCCACCAATAATAACGCCCCAAGGACTAAGGTTTCTACTGTGATCGCGAGTTTCGCCATTTCTATACCCCCACCAGTGTCCTAGACCATTGATAACACCAGCGGCCCAGAATGGTATCCAAATCATTTGAACAGCCCATATCAGCAGTCCCCACCAAGAAAACCATAGTAAATTTACAAGCAATAGCAAAGTAATTCCCAACCGTGAATATCGGCTGTAAAGATTGCGTTCTATCCAATCGTCAGGAGTTCCGCGACCATATTGTTCAAGCATTGCTGTGTCTTTGGTTGCGCGATTGTAAAGTAATGCGCCAGTGGTCAATACCGTTTTGATACCAAACACATGTGGACTGTGCGGATCACCTTCTTGGTCGCTGAATCTATGATGTTTACGGTGAGCAGCTACCCATTCTCTGGTGACCATACCAGTTGTGAGCCATAGCCAAAAACGCATGACATGACTTACTACCGGATGAAAGCTCACGCCTAGGTGCGCTTGGCTGCGGTGTAGATATAGTGTAACACAAATTATGGTGAGGTGTGTGACTACAAGGGTGTAGATTAATAGCGCCATTGAGTATAGTTAGTTAACTTTCGCCGGCGGCTGCGGTCTTTTTATCTTCATTGTCCACTGCCTTTTTAAATTTGGCTTCAGCTTCGCTGTCAACTTTTTGGGCTTCTAGCACACGCTCACTTTCAATGATCTTGCCGCGTAGGTGTAGTGTAGTGTTGACCTTTTGTTGTAAACGAATAAGATCGTTGTCTAACATGCGAATACGGTCAATGAGAGCAATCAAGGTAGTGTTGGCTTCTCCTAGTACGGGCTTGATTTCCTTGGTAGCCCAAATCCACACATAGTATACCAAATAACCCATGCCGCCGGCGGCGATCACAGGAAATCCGTATTTGTTAATCATTTCAGCGATATTGCCTACATCCATTTTATTGCTCCTTAATCCTTGGTACCCAGCACATGATCAGTTTCATCGTCAACTCGTGGACAAACAGATCCCCAGGTTAATAAAAATTCTAATAATTCTGGACCGTAGGGTATCCAGAATCTTGTGCGATTTAAATGCACTTCAGCACGAATATTATTTCGTCTGAGCCAATTAATTACTTCAACAAACTCGTCACTGCGTGTGTATACAGCAAACTGATAAAGTTTATTGTTATTTTCTTTTATTTCAGTGGCATGTTCAGTGATCATTGCTGTAAGCGAATCAACTTTTACCAAGGCCTTGCGATTTTCGTTAATATCTACCACTTTCCAAAAGTCACCGGTTTTCCAATGCAGTCGATCGGTATTTAATTCAGCATCAGGTATCATTGCTGTAGGTGTTAAATCCCAATGGTAGTCAACGTATAACATTAGAAAATCAGAGCTCCAACTAAAAATCCAAAAGCAAAAGCAATGAACGCAGTTTTATATAAGTCGCTGTCATACCAAATTGGCTGTGACTTCAGATATTCCTGGGTGTGTTTAGGCAAACTGTCCCACCACTTATCATATTTGCTTTCTTGAAATATTTTCATTTTATTTCTTTCCAAACGCCCCAAGGATCCCATACTTTCTTTTCAAGGACCCGGGGCTCTCGATAATACCAGTAAGCAACCGAAATCAATACAGCACATTCAATAAAATAAAAAACCATGAATGCTTCAAAGAGCAAACTGGTGTTCATATCAGTCGCGACGAGCGTCATTTTTACCGTCTGCTCTTGCAATACGGTCTACATCGGGTTTGAGTCCTAGTGCATTGCTGACCACTGTGTCAATGCGAATCACATCATGATTCATGGTTTTAACACGGTTGTCCAAGGCTCCAATGATGCCCTTGATGCCATTAACACTACTGGTGACACCAGCTAGAATAAATTTCAGCGTTAAAAATACAAAATAGCCTGCGGCAATAGCAGCCGCAATTGGGAAGCCGACTTCGGCTACTAATTTTAGAAATTCTCCCATCTTGGGTCTCCTGTTGATAATATACACATATTTAAAACCATTGGCTTCATTTATTAACACTAACGATTATGATAAGTAAAGTAGTCAGTTAGTGTTACCAAAAGAATAAATACTCGATGCGATTTAGACAGATTATTACCACTGAAGAAGCCGACGCTACCTCCACTACATCTGGAGACATTGCGTCCGTTTCTTACCCCTTATTTGTTGCAGGGCGCACACGCAGACAGCGTAGACGCAATGCTCGTAGAGCAGTTGGCCAGGCTGCAGATTCAGCACCCAGCTATATTGGTAAGGGAGTATATGAGCAGGCCACTACTGAAGCACATACTCTAAACAGCGACAATGTAATCTATCGCTTGGATCGTGAAGATCCAATGAATGCATCAGAAGTTTTGGTACTGGGCGGCGCAGGCCGCTACAGTCTTGCTGGACTAAGAGACAAAGCTCGCAGAGAAGCGCAGGCATTGGCAGCTGATCTAGAAAGCAATCATGGCAGCAGTTTTCGTGGTGCTGCCCATAATATCAAACAATTAACCAATACCTTAAATACTATCGTTGCTGCCTACAATGAACTTGGTCGTATTCGTAGCCGTGGCGGACGCGGCAGCAGAGGCATCACCGACGAAGATGCAAATTTCATAAGAGAATGCTTGGGCATTGCTGAACAATGGACACAGCGTTACATTGCTGAAAACGGACGAGATCCTGGTGAGCCAATTCCTTATCCGGCTGGTACAACCAAGGTTGATGTAAGTGACACTACAGATTGGTATAGATTGGGTCTGGAAATCAGTGACCTTGATGACGCAGAGCCCGGTGATTTTAATCAAGGGCCGCCTCAGACTGTGATTACTTTTGCCAGCGACGAAACGGAGCAACCCTATCTTAAACAATTTAAGCGACTAGGCTTTGATGTACACGATATCGATGAGCCAGAGAGCAAGAAAGAATTTTCAAAACAGGAAAAGAAATCATGATTCGAATTCAATTAATACATGAAGGCCGAGTAGTTAAGCAAATTAGCAGTCGCCTGCATGAAAGCGTTATTCTTGAACAGGTAAAACGCTACCAAGACCCCGTTGACACAATTGTTATTGTGGAAGGTCAACTCAGCGAAGACGCCAAAGGCGTTTTAAAACATGTGGCCAAGAAGATTATTCCAGCTGCGATGGCTGCTGGTATTGCTCTTGGTGGTGCAGGGTCAGCACAAGCACAGGGTGGTGCTAATCCACACTATCCAGGACTTAATCACAGCGTTGGATCAGTACTCAGTGATATCTTTAGTCCTAACTATCGTGAACGAGTTCGTCAGCGTGATTTTGAAAGAGAAACACAGCGCAGAGAGTGGAATGCTCAAGCACAAGTAGATCGTCAAGCCCGAGTCGATGCGGCTCGCCAGAGTGCTCGCCAGCAAGTAGGTGCTAGTAGTGTTAAGATTTATGATCAAGCAAGACTCAGTCAAGATGGCAAATCTTATATTCTATACGACATGGAAAATCGTGTTACTCGTATTCCAGTACAGGGCACAGAATTTATGAATGGTGACAGTCAGCGTTTACCTCACTACATCACACGCAACGGCTCAGTTTATTATGTGCGCCATGCTGCCGCAGCTCAGCCCTTGCGTCAAAGTCAATTCAGCGAAGACATTGGTACTGTTGGAACTATACCAGCAGCTGGTACCGCAGGCAAAACAGAATTCGCCAAGACAGGCAGTACTACTGCAACAAAGTTTAACAACAAAGGTCAACTTGAACTAGACACAGCAGAGCTAGACGATGAAGCCATTGCGGCGTTGAAAAAAGCCGGTGTTGAAATCAAAGAAGCCAACAGTTCAGAACTTGCTGCTATTCTTGATGCACATCCTGAAGCAGTCAAGGCCTTTAAGGAAGGCGGTGACCTTTCAGATTTTCCAGATTTTTATGATGAACTTTTTGAATACTACTTCAACGAAATGCCTTATGGTGTTGCCAAGGCACGCGACGGTGACCCAATTAATTGGATTTCAGATCGATTACAGTCAGAGCTAGACCTGCATCAGCCCATGGAAGCTCGTGCCGACGACGAAGACATGGACCCAGATGCTGCTACTGCCACTGACCAAGCCACTGCTGATAAAAACATCGTCATGCAGATCAGAAAAGCCGCAGACTATGAAAAACCAATGGCATTGAGTTTGGGTGATGGTAGTACACAGAAAATTGATGCTTTGCTGGCCAAGAAAATTTTAGGTCTATTTGATGGCCTTAAACCACAAAGCAAAGAACTTATGCAAAACATGCTGAACACAAAAGAAGGCTTTGCCAAGATCATTGGTCACATCAATGAACAAGAAGTAAAAGAAAGCCTAGCCGAAGTTGACCAAATTGCCAATGGCATGACGCCGGTTTTGGAAATAACTAAACAAGCAAAAATTCGGGCTCGTAGCATTATAAATGCAGCCTATGCACAAGCGAGTGAATGAAAATGACAGACAATGATTCTCCAGTACTAGGCGCCATTATACATCGTATCATGGTTGGCCGCACAGATTTATTGGCCAAATATGGTCCACAATCAATTTTGTCAGCAGCCGAAGATGTTGCTGATTGGGTTGGTGATGTAGAGGAAATTGGCTCCAGCGATGTCAGCGGTTGGGTTAAACAAGTTGAGCGTATGCTTGAAGAAAATCCGCCGGAAGCATTTGGCGTCAAAGAAGATATCAATCCTGAGGATGTAGGCGAGTATGATCGCGAAGGCGATATGGCCAAATCAGATCTGCGTTCTATTATGTTGAATGCTAGTCGCTTACATGACATGTTGGAAGATACAGATAATCTGCCAGAATGGGTACAGTCTAAGATTACTGTAGCAGAAGACTATTTGTCAACCGTGGTCAACTATTTGTCTGCACAGGCAGCAGAACCCATGGCAGACATGCCCGAAGGTGCAGTAACAGAAGGCAAAACAGGCAATGCCGGCTATGACAGCATGTTGGCTGTGATGAAAGCTGTAGACGCTGGACAAGATGCAACCTTTGACATTGCAGGTGAACCCATTACATTAGAATACCCCGAAGCTCGTTTCCTAGCAGGCAAGTACAAGGCATTCTTAAAAGCTGGTCGTCAAGAAGAATTCCTCAAGTACATGGAAAATCCTGTGACATTTGATCGCTTGATGAAACAGCTACGAGACCTTATTGACAAGCAGAAAAATTTCCGTGGTAGCGTACCTGGCGAACGCGGTGTAGAAGAAGCCCAAGGCAATCCAGCAACACATCCTGTGTTTGCAGAGTATGGTATCACTGACGCCGAAGTTAAAAAGGCTGAACAATTTAGAAGCGAAGAAGCAGGCACAGAACAAGATGTCATTAAAATTATTTCCGGTCTCCAAGGTGAAAATCCCAAGCTGATCATGTACCTTATGATGTACGGCAAAGAAGTCGCTGACAAGGATCTAGAAACTGCAAAGCGCAGAGCTTGGGAACAAGACCAAAGCACCTATAAAGAAATAGAAATTGGACGCTTGCCAAATCGCATGTTCTTCTGGGGAGTTAAACCTGAGAAGTTTGGTATGCCCACAGTGGCCACAATGAGTACCAACGAAGCTGCTAAAAATCCCTATGCCATTGGCATGGCACAGGCAATGAAAAGCACAGGCGACGAGCCTCCACTAAAAAAATCTACTATTAAGAAAGCACACAAGATTGCTGACGCAATCAAGGCCAACGAATCACTGGCTGAAAACGAATACTGGTGCGGCATTGACAAAAAAGTTAAAGCAGTACCTGAGGGCTATAAGAAACTAGCCTCTGGATATATCACAAGGATTTAACATGATCAAATTAACTCTTGAGCATTTACAGGCCTGTTTGCCCGATGCAAAAAAGGCAAACTTGGAAAAATTTGTCACTGGCTTCAATGAAACATTTGAGGACTTTGAAATCAACACTCCTAAGAGAATGGCCATGTTCTTGGCTCAAACAGGACATGAAAGTGGCAACTTTGCAACCACTGAAGAAAACCTAAACTATAGTGCCAAGGGACTTTGTGGTATTTTTAAAAAGTATTTTCCTTCCATGGAGTCTGCTGCGGCATATGAGCGCAAGCCAGAAAAGATTGCCAACCGGGTCTATGGTGGACGCATGGGCAATGGTGCAGAATCATCAGGTGAGGGTTACAAGTATCGTGGCCGTGGCATTATTCAGCTGACAGGCAAAGACAACTATCGCAATTGCGGTAAAGCCTTGGGCATGGACTTGCTGGCTGATCCTGATTCTGTTGCTAAGAATCCTGTTGCAGTACTCAGCGCAGGCTGGTTCTGGAACACACGCAAACTAAATGACTGGGCTGACAAAGGCGATGTATTAACTGTAACCAAGAAAATCAATGGCGGTACAATTGGCCTAGAAGATAGAACCAAACACTATGAACACATTGTAGAAGTACTAGAATCCATTTTTGAAGAAGAAGGTCACAAAGAAGAATAATTCTGGCTTAAATAACTTCAACACGGCCCTAACCTCTGCGGACTGATCATCCTGGCACGTTAGGGTTTTTCTTTGACTATAAGTATCGCATGATTACTTTTTATGCTGATGTTGTTGCTGACAATCTAGCAGATCCGCATATTACCAACAGATATCTTTGTCAGAATATCAACACATCTGAGGACCGTGAACAGGATTTCACTGGCCATGCTCAGTTGGATTTTTCTGTTTTTAAATATATCAAGCAGCCTGTAGAGTTTTTGACCTTTGACAAATATCAATCTGGCCAAAATGTTGTGGCCATTGGCCTACACGGCGGATGGAACACAGAAAAATTAGCCAAGATCAAGTCTTGGTTTATGTCAGACAGTCAACGACAACTAGCATGGAAGGATCCTAATTGTTTGATATTGCTGGACTACAGTGAAGAAGGATTTACCACAGAAGTATTTGATGATCTGTGGCTGTGGATACAGGAAAACGATCTAGTAGATCGTGTGCTTTATGTTTCCAGCAGCTACAATGTAACTGGTCAGTATAGAGAATGGTGTAGACAACTTCGGCTAGGCGAAAACATGCGTACTGCATGGTATGGATTTTTCCCCAACTGGTTACTGCGAGATCACGGTGCATTAACTGTAACTGCTGGTCAAGCTGCTTGGAACAATACCAAACGCTTTATGTGCTTAAATCGCAGGCCACATCCGCATCGTATACTGTTGACCACATTGTTGGAATATTTTAAAATACTTGATCAGGGTGCAGTTAGCTTGCCCAAACACTTTGACGAAAAAGAAATAACTTGGAAACCACAAGACTGGGATATTGTTTATCAATGGAATCAGTTGCAGTACAGAGCCAATGGTCACATGGAATATCTACAGCCCAGTTTTGAACAACTGTATCGTCAACTGCCACTGATTGCCGACACAGATGTATTTTCCACAAATTATGCACTGGACTTAAACAAAGACTTTTATCAAGATTATCCAATTAATGTAGTCAGCGAAACCTTATTTTTCACCGACTCTACATTTGCCAGCGAAAAGATCTGGAAGCCCATGCTGATGCAACAGATATTTTTTATTATGGCAGCGCCTGGTTATCTCCAGGACATGCGCGACATGGGCTTTGCAACCTTTGATCCTTACATAGACGAGTCCTATGATTTGGTATTGAATCCGTTAGAACGAGCCTGCGAAATGGTTGCCAGTTTGAAATCTGTGGTTACACTCAGTGATTTAAAGTTCCAACGATTATTGTATCAGTGCCAAGAGCGAGTCGAGCATAACAAAAATTTACTATGCGATAAAACAAAGCTTGAACGCCTGATCAACAGCCAGGTGGCTGCGGCCATTGAGCAATCCTGGTACTGATATACAACATAAATACCCTAGCCATTAAAAACGGATATAATTTAATGAACCCAAACCACCATCTTATTAAGATACACAAGGAACTAAGCCAAGTAAGCCCAACTTACTGCGTGGCCAAATGGCAGCAGGTAACCATTCACCTGGCCACTGGGCAAACACACAGTTGCCACCACCCTGGCACACACAAGATTCCTGTAGCAGAATTAGAAAATAATCCCAGCGCCTTGCACAATACCAATTTTAAAAAGGGACTACGCAAGGAAATGCTGGAAGGCAAGCGACCCAAAGAATGTGACTATTGCTGGCGTGTAGAGGATGCACCCGGACAGCACTTCAGCGATAGAATCAAGAAGTCAGCAGATCCAGTGTGGGGCAAGCCATTTTTAGAATCCAGTGCTCAGATGCCTTGGGACGCAGATGTTATTCCTGCTTATGTTGAAGTCAGCTTCAGCAATGTGTGTAATTTTGGCTGTGCATATTGCAGTCCCGAAATCAGCAGTACCTTGATGCAGGAAACCAAACGACACGGTCCTATTCCGCTGAGTCAAGGTCATCAAGAACATGATTTGACATTTCTCAAAAGCATTGGCAAATTTCCTATTCCACACAAAGATCCCAATCCTTATATTGATGCATGGTGGCGTTGGTGGCCAGAACTGTACCCCAAGCTAAAGGTGTTTCGCATCACTGGCGGCGAACCTTTGCTCAGCAAAGAAACATTCCGTACACTAGATTGGATCATTGAACATCCCAATCCTGAACTTGAAATAGCCATCAACAGTAACCTAGGTGTCGACGACAAGCTACTAGAAGAATTTTTACAAAAATGTAATCACATTGTGGAAAACAAACTGGTCAAAAAGTTAAAGATTTTTACCAGCTGTGACACACATGGTGAGCAAGCAGAATACATTCGCAAGGGATTAAACTACACCCGCTGGTACAATAATCTCTGGAACATCATGCTAAAGTACCCAGCACTGGAAGTCACAATCATGGTGACTTTTAATATCTTGAGTATTCCTAGGTTTGAATATTTCTTACGAGATATCTTGGCCATTAGACAATCTGCTGTGGTTAAAAATACTGAAAGTGGTCTTCGTGGCGTGATGCTAGACTTTCCTTATCTACGACATCCACGATACCTCAGCGCATTGATTGCTGACACCAGTATGTTGGTTAAGCTGGCCAGATGTGTTGACTTCATGAAAAGAAATATATCAACCTACAATGAAGTCACATATCACAATGGTTTCTACCCGCACGAAGTTGAAAATCTTGAACGAGTTTATAATGTTGCTGTTGCCGAATGGCCAATGAGCGATGAGAATCTCAGAGCTCGCGATGATTTCTATCTCTATATCAAAGAAACAGATCGTCGCAATGGCACAGATTTCTGCAAGGTATTTCCTGAAATTGCCTACTACTATGAGAACGCTGGCAAGTATTACGAGGAGGCTAGAGCTAAACAATTGGCAGAAGCAGCAGCCAGCATTGTTGTCAGCGAAGAACCAGCGGCAGAATCTGAATCAGTGGCAGATGTCGATTAAATTTGTATTTCAGCATTGGGACAGCGAGCTAAATTATTGGTTACCCAATACTGTTCCATTAGATTATCCAGATAAGAGTAACTTGCCCACGCACGGCAAACAAAGAATAGATCAGGATTTTTTAATGTCACATCCAGACATAGAATGTCACGGACTAGAGCACAATCTAGGTAAAAAATATATTTTTCCAGTACAAATTCGAAACAGTCATTATTTTGAAAGACATGAGCATATGGGATTTAACTGCATTGACCCCAGAGTAATCCATGATGCCCATAATAATCTGTGTAAAATAGTTTTGATATTTCCACTGGAAGGTGACAGCGGCTATGGCAGATTTAGTCGCGATTATGAAATACTTGACTCTTGGTGTAAGCAGCATCAGTTAAATTCGCAACAGGTTTATTTTATACACGGTAATCAAAATGTTGCTGATACTCAGCAATATCAATTTACCAAAGTCCCAGCCAGTATGTTTATATGTTGGAATGACCCTGTTAACAGTCTTGTGCCTTTTGAACCTGTTGACTTAAAAAATCTTTTTTTAAATTACAATAGACGAGCAAAAGAACACCGCGCACTGGTGCTGGCGCACATAATCAATGAACAGTTGTTTGACAGAGGACTAATCAGCTATCACGGCGACGGTGTTAAAAACACCCATGAAGTTTTGCGTAGTGTTTGGCACACCAATTTAACTCAAGCTGCTGATACTATAGATTCACTGATACCCTTAGAGCTTGACATGGATTTAGGAGCAAACAATCCAGCTTATAAAAACATTGTGCCAGAACACTATACCAATACATTTTTGAGTCTGGTTGCTGAAACTCATGTTACAGAAGGTGTGCAGTTCTTTTCTGAAAAAATATGGAAACCTATCAGCGTAGGACATCCTTTTATGCTGGTTGCAAGTTCAGGCATGCTAGAACTGTTAAAATCACAAGGATATAAGACCTTTGACCAATGGTGGAATGAGGATTATGATAAAGAGACTGATCTAGATCAGCGAATAAGGATGATCCTAAGTGAACTAAAACGGTTAAGTATGTTGTCGTTGGATGAGCTAAAGAGCATGAGAATACAAATGCAGCCAATATTGGCTTTCAACCAAAAGCTATTCAACAAACAATGGAAAGAGTTGTGTTATCCTAGAAACGACGAGGTCGTTTTTAAAATTATTAAAGATATTTGGGATTCATTTTAAATGCAAGTAAAACCTAAAGTAGCTATGATTGGGTGCGGTAAACTGGGCTTGCCCTGTGCCGAAGTCATGGCAGAACACTATGATGTTGTTGGCTACGACACAGTCAAAGACCCCGAAGCCAAGATACCCTTGATGGACAGTATTGCTGAAGCAGTTGCTGGTCGCGATATTATTTTTGTAGCAGTACCAACACCGCATCACCCTGCATTTGGTGGCGACGCTCCAATAGCACATTTACCTCCAACCAATTTTGACTACGGCATTGTAATCAGTGTGTTAGGGGAATTGAATCAAGTGGTCACTGACGATCAAATGATTGTGTTGATCAGTACTGTGTTACCTGGAACTACGAGAACACAACTTTTACCATATCTAACACGCGGTAGATTTGTATACAATCCTTATCTTATTGCCATGGGTAGTGTTAAATGGGACATGGTCAATCCTGAATGCATTATTATTGGCACCGCCGACGGAACTTTAACGGGCGATGCACAAGAACTCATTGACTTTTATCAGCCATTGATGGAAAACAGTCCTAGAGTAAATGTAGGAACCTGGGACGAAGCCGAAGCCATTAAGATTTTCTACAATACTTTTATCAGTGCCAAGATTGGCTTGGTTAACATGATACAGGATGTGGCTGAGAAGAATGGCAATATCAATGTTGATGTTGTCACTGACGCACTTAAAGCTGCCACACAGCGTATCACTGGACCGCGTTACTTGACCGCTGGCATGGGCGATGCTGGTGCTTGCCATCCCCGAGATAACATTGCTCTACGCTGGCTTTCGCAAGAACTTGATCTTGGCTACGACTTGTTTCAGGCTATCATGGGCAGTAGAGATGCACAGGCCTTTAACATGGCTCGGCGTCTAGCAGACCTTGCCCGAGAGAGCAATTTACCAGTGATCATTCACGGTAAAGCCTATAAACCCTATGTGCCCTATGAAATTGGCAGTTACAGCTTACTGGTAGGACACTATGTTGAACACACAGGAGTTCCAATCAGCTATTTTGATCCGCTTACTGGAGACACAACAGAACCCACTGGCCCAGCAGTGATTCTACTGGCTCATAATCCTGCTGTGACTTATGCTGGAACTGGAGTTGAAGTCACCGGAGATGAATTCTATTTCAAATTTCATCCAGGCAGCGTCATTGTTGATCCATGGCGTAGTGTAAGCTCTGTACCTGGCTGTCGTGTGATACACTATGGCAATCCCAAATTTAACAAGCCTCGAATCAATGGCGCATTACTGTCGCCTGTGCATTGTGGTAGTATTTTTAGAAGAATCAATGATACTTTTAGATTTGAACTAGATGAGACCAAACCGGCCATTTACATTGCACAAGTAAAGGTCAATGAGGTTAATTTTGCTGAGCAAGCAAAGCCAATGATTGAGCGCATCAAATCTCAAATATCACTGAAGCCTGAAGATCGCATAATCTTTATTACTCAGCACGAAGGTATCATTGCACACGGCATCATGTTCCGTAATCAGCTTCGTGAGTTTTGGCCTGAAGTCACTGATGACCAGTACATTTATGCCAATGAGCTGTTGTCTTTTGAACAAGCACTGAAATCTAATAATATAGTTGATCCATATAAGAATCATCTGAGCTTTATGAGCATCAACGAGTGGATAGATCCCAGAGTAATAAATGTTGAGCATGACTACACCAAAAAAGACAAATGGTTTTTAAACTACAACAGAGTGCTGAGAAGCCACAGATGTCAACTGGTGTCAGAACTACGCAGACGAGAGTTAGATCAGCACGGCTTAGTAAGCTTTGTCCCCGAAGGCGAGTTCTACAATGGATTTAAGCTCAGCCCGGCTGATGTCTTGGCTAAAGATCCTAATCTCGATGAAGTAGCCCAGGGATACTTTTTAGAATATCTTGACAAGCCACTGGTCATTGACGAATACGATGTTACTACTAACGGGCCTGTGGTCAGTGACCACTATCAAAGAACCATTCTAAGTGTTATCACTGAGACCACATGGAATCAAGGTGAAATCTTTATTTCAGAAAAAACATTCAAGGCCATTGCACACGGTCATCCATTTATTATTGTAGGCCCTGCTGGGTTCTTGAAAAAACTAAGAGAGCTTGGCTTTAGAACGTTTGGTGGAGTACTCAATGAGCACTACGACGAGATTGAAAATCACAGAGATAGATTGAATTCTATCGTTTCTGAAATTCAGAGGTTGTGTAATCTAGATCCAATTACTCGTGGGCTAACTTACGGGCAGTTGAGTTCTATTGCTTTTGAAAACAAGCGCATCTACGAAGAACTAAAAGATACACACTTGCAAGGAACCTTGTTTAAGTTTCTCAATGACGCTGCATCATAGATCTTTGACCAGGCCTTGAATAATATCATTTGCTGGTAGAATTTCTTTTATTTGGTCTATTGACTTGCCAGCAAACACATGGCCTCGGCTTGGATCTTTGATTCCTACTATGAGTCCGCGTGTATTGTTCATATTTCTTTCTTTGACATCTGAGCTGAAAACCAGTGCATTTTGTTTGGTTTCCGTATAAGTGCCAGTGGAAAGTTTAGAAAGGTCTGCGGATGTTGCGCCAATCATTTTTAACTTGGTAGCTTCAGAAATTTTACTTTCTTTACTAGCAGCCAGCAATGTTCCTATGCCAATGGCAAATGCTCCTTGAGACATGTATTCTTTCACTTGTTGACTGGTTCCAATACCGCCGGACGGAATCAATAGTTTGTCTGGAAACTTAGTTCTAAGTATGTTGCATGATTCTTCTAGAGTTAACCCTTCTACAGAACCCCGACCAGCACCATCTGGCCCTTTAACAATAAATCCATCTAAGTTTTTAGACCATACACCAGGTTCTAAGTGTGCGACCTTGTCTACAATTTTACGAAATATCAATGAGCCGTTGTCTTTAATAGACCAAATAATTTTAGGAAGCCTTTCAACTACATCATCAGGTAAAACTGTGTCATCCTTGATAATTTCAATGAGCTTGACACGATACTTTAATATCATTTCTAAAATTAAAGGATCAGTCAAAGACGACAGATTAAGACTCAGCAAGAGCTCACAGTCATTGAATTCGTTGTGATACCCTGCAAGATCCTTTTCTAAATTTTCATGTATTAAAACTATCTGATCACCAACAACATTCAAATAATTAAAAACAGACAAGCTGGGCAATGCACCAGCTCTACGCACAGCACTGGCCAGTGGCAAATCAGATACTTGATTCATTGCCATGGCAACGATAGGATAACGGCAGTTAAAAACTTCAGTAAATAGCTTCATACTAATACTTATCGTAATAATTTGGAGAAATTTACCATGTCGATGAAGTTTGCAGAAACTCTGAAGTTTATCAAAGATATCAACATTGAAGGCGATCTCTTAGAAATTGGCTCTGACCGTGGAGATGGAAGTACCTATATTTTTGCCACGCTAGCCAAAAATCTTGGGCGCCAGCTGTTTTCGGTAGATGTAGATTCTGATGTCATTGAAAAAAACCGAGAAGAATTTAAACAATTACCCTTTGACTTACCTGTTGATTTTTTTAATCAAACCGGTGAACAGTTTTTAGAAGACCATAACAATCTTCGCTTTAGCATAGTGCTACTTGATAATTTTGATTGGGACTGGAACCCACATAACAGCGAATCTCATGTTCTAGAACAACAAAAAAAATATCGAGAACGGTTTGGCTTAGAAATGAATAATCATCAAAGTCAATTTACCCATTTACGACAAGCACTGATGCTTACTCATATGCTAACGGATGAAGCAATAGTAATATGCGATGACACATATTGGGCACATGAATACGGAACATACACTGGCAAGTGTGGTGCTGTTATACCTTACCTAGAAACCTTAGGATTTAATGTAGTATTAAACAAAGATCATGGCATTGTTATGCTAAGAAAGAATAATCAATGAAAATAGTCTTAATCACCGGAGGCTTTGATCCAATACACAGCGGACACATTGCCTATATAACCGAAGCCAAAAAGCTAGGCGACCTATTAATTGTGGGAGTCAACAGCGATGCTTGGCTTGAACGCAAAAAGGGACGAGCCTTTTTGCCCATGCACGAACGGCTGGCAATTGTAGCTGGCATTCGAGGTGTTGATCAAACACTTATCTTCAATGACAACGATGACTCGGCTTGCGATGCTATTCAAAAAGTAAAAAACAGCTACAGCTATGCTGAACTTGTTTTTGCCAATGGCGGAGATCGAACCTCCGAAAATATTCCAGAAATGCGTATTGAAGGTGTGGAGTTTGTGTTTGGCGTAGGAGGTTCCAATAAAAAGAACAGCAGTAGTTGGATCTTGCGCGACTGGAAGCAGCCCAAAACAGACAGGGCATGGGGCGAGTATCGTGTGCTTTATGATCATCCAATGATTGGTTCTGCTACCAAGGTCAAAGAGCTTACTGTAGAGCCAGGAAAAAAGCTCAGCCTACAGCGACACAAAAATCGTCACGAATATTGGTTTGTGGTTGAAGGCCGTTGCGATGTTTACGGTGCATTGCCTGGGGGCTACGCGATACCTCCTAGAACCTTAGGTCCGCATGAAACCATGGAAATCCAAGCCGGAGAATGGCACCAGCTGACCAATCCTTATAACGAACCATGCCGGCTCATTGAGATCCAGTATGGTTCACAATGTGAAGAAGCCGATATTGAACGAAATCCTGGTTGACTTACACCGTTCGGTACTGTTATACTCAGTGGGTAGTTTATTACTCATACCATAGGAGATTCAAATGAGTTTTTCACCCGAGCAGATTGCCAAGCTTACCAAGGTGATCCAGGAAGGCGTTCAAGTCAAGCGTGAGATTGATGATCTTAATGTTGGACTCAAGGAAACTGTTGCAGCCATTGCTGAAGAAATGAATATCAAGGCAGCGGTGCTTAATAAAGCCATTACCAAGGCGTTCAAGGGCGACTTTGACAAGGATCAAACGGATCTCGAAGCCGTTGAAGAAATTCTTATTGTAACCAAGAACAAGGCCTAAGTGAAATCACTGCTATTAAGTGTTCGTGACTACATTGTAGAGGATTGGCGAGAAAATCCTCTACGGTGTGTGCTGGAAATTTCTGCATGGTTTCTCAGCATTGGTTGCGCGATCACTATGGCCTTGACTCTGCCCAATCCGCCATTCCTAATCTTATATCCCTTGTTT